CGACTTCGACTTCCCACGTATAGGCGTTGCCCCATTCGATGTAGTTGCCGGTCTGATCGTAGGTGTCGATCTCTCGCCTTGTCGGGCAAGGCGTGGTGTCTGCCGGTACGTTGTCGCGCGGGCATTCGAAGGTGATCGTCGTGTTCATGTTCTGACAGTAGTCAGACTCAACGGCGACCTCGGGTTTGTCGAAGTCGTAGTATCCAACGATCAAGCAGCACGACTCGTGTTCGTCCGGCCCCTCGCCAAGGTTGCTACCCGGCACGGCGCACTGCGCATCGGCCGTGAAGCCGTTCTCCCAAAAGGGCGGCTCGGGATGATGCACCACTTCGCCGTAGGCGCACGCGCCATGTTGACCGTAGCCGAGGCGGCTGCCGAGCGGCACGTAAGTAGGCGTCGGGCCAAGGCTGGTGCAGCCTACCTCGAAGCAGCCTGAGATCGGCTCGGGGTCCTTGCTAGTGTCGTGGCACGTCAAGACGTAACCTGACAGCTCGGCCATCCGAACGAAGTAGTCGCACGTCGCGCCGCCTTCAGCGGCAACCTTGATGCAGAGGTTGTACCCGTACGGATCGCACGGGTCATTCAAGCCGTACTCGGCGATCCACTGATCGCGCGACTCTTTGACCGTGGCGCAGTAGAACTCGTCCACATAGTCACAGAGCCGCCCGTACGTGTAGCCGAGCAGGTTAGAGAAGCCGCGCCAGTATTGATTTTGGAAGGTGCCCTCGACGCGACCGCCCTCCCATGCCGGTCCGGGCGGTAGCAGCCCGAGCACAGTAGGGAGAGCATCGTCGGTTGTCTTCGGGCACCAGGTCGTATCCTGCGGCCCCGAGGGGCATTGCAGTAGGGCCATTGGTGCCTCCTTAGTCGGCGGGGAGGAAGGTCACACTCGCAAGGCAAGGCATAATGCCTACGCCGAAGGTGAGATCGGTGAGCGGCGCGGCGATCTCATGATGAAGCTCGCCGGTCGCATTGCTCACCGCCTGCCAGAGCTGCGAGCGGTAGAGCGTGAACGGGTTCTGCGGAAGGCCAGGTTGCGCCATGCGGCGGAAGAGCGACTGAAGCTCGGCCGCCACGCTCTCGCGGACTTCCTGTGTGTCGGGCGACAAGCCCTTCACGACGATGTCGATACAGTCGGCGGTCGGGGCCTGCACGATCACGTTCGCAGTGACCGGAGCGACGGCGTCTATGTGCTGTTGAACGGCAGCAACGTCGACCGGCTGCGGAATGCCCGCCAGGTACGTTTCGTCCATCAGGAACCACACCCCCACTGTGCCGCGCCCATAGGCATTGCCAGCGGGGAAGACACGCGTGACGCCCGGCAGTTCGAGACCCCAAGCCACGTAGTCGTATTCCGCGCCGCCGTGGGGTGGATAGCGCTTCCGATGAAGGATACGCGTGCGGAGCTGATCGTCCGTCTCGATGTCCGCGCCCTGGCCGAGCCCGTATTCGTCGACCGCGATACTCTCTATGCCCGCCAGTCCGCCAGCGCTTGCGAACGGCGCGCCGTAGACCGTGTTGCCTGTGCGCCCTGAAGTATCGCAAACGACAGGCACCAAGGCTGACAAGCTGTACTTGCCGACTTCGCGCGCTTGCGTCGACGTGTAGGTCACACCGTCGCCGCGCGAGAAGACCGTGCCGACCGGGATGTTGAGCGGCCATGTGTCGGCGACCACCACCAAGTTGCCCTGGGCATACGAAGCGGGCTTGCGCGCGATGCCGTAGTCGAGGCCGTGGCGTTCTAGTTCGTAACCTTCCGCCGTGAGCGCGAAGCGCTGGCGGTCCATCCACTTCAGGCGGCCGAACACTTCCCATACAGCGCCGCCGATAACCTTGGCGGTGACGTAGACGTTGTTCGGCCAAATCCATGCGTCGGTGCCAGGCATCTCGGCGCGGAAGCCATTGCGTGCGCGCTGCACGACCGCCTTGATGTCGGGAATAGCAAAGGCCATTTACGGAAACTCCTGCCGCCAGATGCGTTCAAATTTCTGGTCGTAGATGAGCTGGCCCGCTTGGCTGAAAGCCTTCACGTCGAGCGTCAGCCATCCCTTGACCGGGTAGGCGGTAGCCGTGCAGACGAAGCGTGCTACGGCACCTTGCGTGACGAGCGGCGTGAGCGCCTCGTACGCGTAGTCCTCTGCCCTGCGGGCCGTCTCTTCGGTGAGCGGCGAGCGATAGAGCAGCCATAGGCGCGAGCCGATCTTGGTTTCGTTCTCGTCCAAGTCGATTGCGTCACCCCACCACCCCTTCGGGTCAGTGCCAGACGGAAGCTGGTCGTAAGGTTCGGCGCTGCGCCAGGTGAAGAGGGAGATCAGGATCGCGGTGTTGAGCGCGTGCTTTGCGCTGAGCCCGTAGGCGTTATTCGGTTCGCTCGGTCCTGCGAGCTTCCAATCCGCGAAGTACGTGTCGAGAGAGTTCTGATCCCAAACGGTATCCCAAAGAAGGAACGGCTGATCGCCGACGCCTTCTTGTTCGCGAATGCGGATGTCCATGATGTCTCCTAGATGGCGAAGACCTTCGTCGCGCAGCCGCCGCCGCAGAGCTGCACCGGCTCGCCGCCCTCGCCGCCAAGATGCGTCTCGCCCTTGACGATGACCTTGTCGGCCTCGTGCGTGATCTGCCCGTCCGCGATGGTCATGGTCGAGCTGCCGCGCTTCGCGACGATGTTGTCGCCAGTGATTTTTACGGACGACTCGCCCTTGGTGAGCGTGATGTCTTTGTCCGTCATGACGATGGTTACGTCTTTGTCGTCGCCTGGCTCGCCTGAGCCGTTGACGCCGTTGCCAATGGACAGCTTGATGTTGCCGGTGTGGACGAAGTCGAGCGACTTCTTGAAGACGCGGATCGCATCGCCCTCGGCGTTGTAGAGAATGCTGTCACCCTTCGCCAACTTTCGAGGCCGCTTCTTAGCGTGCTCGCCGCCCAAGGCGATGAGCATGTCGCGTCGGCCGCCCAGGGCGAGCGCCAAGAAGTGCGCTTCGTCCAACGAGTGGGAGCTGAAGCCGTGCGGGTACAGCCGCACGATCTTGGTATGCGACTCGTCTTCGAGCCCATCACCGTCCAGCATTTGAATGTCGCCTTCGTCGTCGACTTTGGTGACGAGATAGCGATGCGCTGAATTACGATGTGTGTAGTAATCTTCCATCAGCCACTCCACGGGGTCTGTGTGCCCGAGCCCGTACCGCCGCCGCCCATGCCGCTGCCCTCTCCGTCGAATGCCTGGGGCAGTACGAGCGAGAGCTGTGCGAACGAGCCGCTGTTGTCCTGGGTGAGCGAGACGCTCTTGATGAGCATCTGATTGTTGAGCTTCAGAATCGGACAGGCGACGAACACCAGGGCGTTGGCCTGCCAGAGCATCCCTGCCCCGTCGAACCACGACTGCGTCTTAATGCTCGCGGTCACCGACTCGCCTTGCTGGCGGTTCTTGTGATGCTTGGCGCGCTTGCCTGCGGTCTCTTCGTCGATGTCCGATTCTTGGTGGACGTGTTTCGGTAGATGGCGCTTGACGCCACTATCCTTCTCGGTCGCGACGATGCGCAGCGACTTCTTGTCGACACCGAACACGCGCTGGCCTTTGACCTTGTACTCGCTGTGCTGGTCGGTATCGTCGAATGTGGCGCTGCCGCCGAGGATGTTCACGCCCTGGATGAGCGGGGCGTTCATACCCCCCATCCCACCCTTCGTAAGTTTGATTGAGCCGTCCGGCATTCCCTGAAGCAGCATCGGGTGCCGCCGAGCAAGCCGCTCGACAGCGCCGAATACAGTCTCCATAGGGTTGAGCCTGAAGTATTCGATCTTCGGCTGCTGGATGTCGGTCTTGAAGCCGACACCCTGCTTGTCGAGTTCCTGCGCGATCTGGATGATCGTCTTGTCTCGGAACTCGCCCTTCTTGTGCTCCGCAGAACTCTTGACGCTGTCCGCGCCCTTCGACGTGCCGCTCACTTCGACCGTGTGGTGCTCAGCGTCGAAGCTGGGCGTCATCCGGTTGACGTAGCCGGTGACCAGGAGTTGCCCGTTCGCCGACACAGTGACCGGCGTGCCGGGCATGAAGTTCCACTGGTCCGCCCAGGGTGCCTCCCCGTCCGAGACGGTGAAGGCGAAGGCGCGAGCAGCTTGGTTCGCCGCGTAAGTAACAGTCACACGCTCAAACGAGCTGTATTCCATCCCGCCGACTGCGACGGAGACTTTCGTGATCTGGTCTGTCATTGGTGCCTTCCGCGCTTACGCGCGGCTGGCTACCGGGCGAGCGCTTCGAATCGTGAGGGCATGAAGCCGGGCGACGCGACGCTGTTGCGGTCGGCCAGTTCTTCTGCGCGGTACACGTCGCCGTAGAGCCGGTGCGCCCAATAGAGCGACGGCCGAGACTGCGGAGCGACGATCTCGATGACGGGTGCGATGTTCGCCATGCGCTGCGTTACTGCACGGACTGCGTAGTCGCGGGCCGAGAGCATCGTGTTGACGATCTCGTCTTCGTCGAGCAAAGCGATCTGCGAGTTGAACAGCTCAACGATGGTGGCGCGGGCCTGTACGGCTTCGCGCTGTGTGACGAACGCCTTGACGCTGATCGCCTGTGCGAGCTTCATGAGTGCAAAGGATCGAACTACACCGCAGAACAGCGTGCCGTTCTTCGCGTCCGCAATCTCTGACGGGCTGATCGGCCGGGACGGCAACGTCACGAAGCTCGAAGCGCCGCGTCGCTCTAGCTCGCTCAGAGACGTTTCGTTCACGCTCCACGTTGCGAACTCGGTGAGTGTGCGGATTGCGTCATCGACCGGCATAGAATTGCCGATGCCATTCATGACGTAGGCGACCATCGGGACGATAGCAGCTGCGCCGGAGCGCACGGTGACTGTGCCCGACCCGGTCGCAACGTAACCTGTGAGGGTCTCGACCTGGCCGATGGCTTTGGCCGCGATAGGCTGTGCAGCCAGGATGAGCGATCCGACCGCGTCGGGCTGAGCGTACATCGAGGCGTTCTGGAATACGCTGATCGACGCCTGCACAATGTCCGTCGACAGATCAGGGCTGTTGCTCGATCCGCCTTCGACGGCGGCGATAGCGTCAGAACTGAACTGCGTGATACGGCTTGTCTGCAATGCCGGTACGAAGTCCAGCACGTCACGAATGATGACGCTGCGGTCGTATGCTGCCGTGAACAGCGAAGTAGCCGGACCCAGGAGCGCACCGATGAGGCCCTCGAACATGCCGACGCCAAGAGGCATCGTCGCGTTGTCCGCGCCCGTGAACTCCAAAGTGACCTGGTAGAATCCGCACTCGTCTTTGGTGCGCGAAACGCTGATGCTGTTGCAGACAACGAGCTTGGGTGCGTCCGTTGGGAGCTGAAGCAGCGCCGGACCGCGCGCCCGGCAGGCCGCAACGATGGCGTCTTTCTTCGCCTTCCAGTCATCGCCGAACAAGTAGGCGCTGACATGAAACTTCTGCGCCTTCTCCCCCATGTCTTCGTTGTAGGGGTTGTCGCGCATCGGGTATTCGTGGGTGATGATGCGGCGTCCGTAGTCACTCTTCTCGGACGCCACATGAAAGCCTACGCCCCGAAACGATGCGGGGCGTAGGTCGTCGATACACATGCAAGTCATGTCACTGCGTTCCTGTGAGCGCCCCTTGACTTGACTTGGTGCCGTTGTCGCCTGGCCCCTGCATACTCGTGCCGAGGCGGCCACTCAGGCTCATGTTCGCAACGCTCTCGGCGCGCTTCACGATGTTTTCCAAATACTGCGAGGGGCGCAGTTCGATGACGAGATTTTGGTGAACTTCAGCCGAGCCCTGGACAGTGCCTTGGACTTCAACGAGCTTGGACGTGGTGCCATCGCCCCACTTCTTGTCGTCGTTATCCTTCGGCGGCGTCCAGGTCGTGCGCGCGGAGTCTTGCCACCCGTTGGATTTGGTGCCGGGGTCGTAACCCGAGAGGAATGCGCGGCTGTCGCCGCTCATCGGCTGCATGCCCCACACAGACAAGTAATCGCCCTTCACTGTGCCGCCGACCAAGTTGACGGCGTCTTTGAAGCGGTTGCGCAGGTGCTCTGCGACCATGACGAAGCCGCTCGCTACCGCTTCACCGATGGGGTCGCGTCCGTTGGCGGGCGCGTCCGGGTTGATGATTGAAGCGCCGAGCGCGAGGTCCGGGTCGAACATATTGCCCGCTACGGCCTTCTGTTGCTCCGGGCTCATCAGGTGAACCATTCGGTCGGTGAATGCGGTTGCTGCCGCGCCGCCGATGGCCGTACCGATGATGGGAGCTGCGCCACCAGCGAACACGCTTGCGCCTGCTGCGCCAGCGGCTGCGCCTTCGACGCCTGCCGCTCCGGCCGCCGCTCCGGCGACGCCTGCCCCGCCTGCTAGACCCGATACGATTCCGAATGCTGCCTTGGCACCGGCCACCGCGCCCGTAAGCGTGACGATGGCACCCGCGCCGGTCAGTAGCTGCTTGTTGAACTCGCTCAGGTTCGAAACCCAATTGAGGGTATCTGCGCCCGTATTGGTCAGCTTCGTGAGCCAGCCTTCATTGGCCTGCACCAAGCGATTAGAGGCACTGTCGAGTGCCGACGTGATGCGGCCCACGGAGGCTGCGAAGCCCTCCATCCGCTCTTCGGCGATCTTCAGCGCGTAGCCCTTCGAGTCGCCTTGCGCCTTCAGGTATTCTTGGTACTGCGCACCATCGAGCGATCCAGCTCGACCGCCCTGCTTGTCGCCGAAGAATTTGATCTTCTCCTGGGGCGTCATGTTCTCGATGATCTTGTCGTACAGACCGCCGAGGTTTGCCTTCTCACGGGCGATATCGCGAAGCCGCAGAGCGTGTCCGACCATCTTCGGGATTTCACCCTTGTCGAACTTCTGACCGCTGTCTTCGAGCGCCTTACGGACTGCGGCAGCATACGACGCGCGGTCGCCAAACAGATCCTTGTCGTCGTCATCCGCCTTGTCGATGGACCCGCGCAAAGACTTGATGCCCTTAGCGCCGAGGCCCAAACCGCGACCGTTCTCACGCATCGCTTTGTCGATGGCTTCAGGCGACAGCTCGCCGCCCTTCATGAAGTCGTCGTACTTCATGCCGATGCGATCTAGCATCAGCGTCAGTGCGTCTCGGCCCATGCTCGTTGGAGCGAGCAAGCGAGAAGACGCGGCGCGCATGAACGTACCCGCCTGGGTGCCGTCGATGTTGGCGCGCTTGAAGGTCATGCCGGTCGCGTAGACCTGTTCGGGCGTCAGGCCCGCAGCGTGTGCCGGGGCCATGCCGTAGATGTTGAGCTGCTTGATATCTTCGGGCGTCATCGCGCCCTTCTTGGCGGCGATGGCCGCCATGTCAGCCGCGCGCACGGTCTCCATACGAGCAGTCTGCGGGTCCTTCAGGTGGATGCCCTGGCCGAACACCGCGCCTTCAATCATCTTACCGGCGTCTTCAGCGCTTGTGTTCATCGCGCGGCCGAGGATGATCGAGGCGTTCGTAGCGGCCTCAGTGATCGGCGCGCTGAAATTTCGAGTGGTGAACACTTGCTGCGCGTGCGTCGTGTCGAGCAGCTTCATGCCCCACTTATCAACAGCTTCGTTCCGCTGTTTATCGAGTAGTCGCATGTCGGCGTCGGAGTAGTTACCGACCGCCTTCTGGTAACGCGTCTCGCTTTCGAGCGGAGCGTACTTCTTCAGAGCCTCTCCGGTCATGGAGAACGCTTTGGACGCGGCGACACCAGCCATGATGCCGCCGACGCCCTTCCACGCCGCATGGATGCTTCGCACGACGCCAAGGTGTTCGCGCGCTTGCGCGTTCGCCCGGCTCATTTGGGCGGCGTAATTCTCCGCGCCCTTCGTGTCCAGCTTACCTGCGTCGATCTGCTTCGCGAGTTGCTTGGCCTGATTTGCCAAGGTCTTCAGCGGACCAGACATATTGTCGATCAGGCCGACGACTGCTGCCGTCTGAAACGTCTGCATCTCAAGCCTCTACTTCGCGAAGTGGTCTTTGTTGCGCACGACTAGGTCGCACCAAAAGCGCAGTTCTTCGTTCGACATCGCCCGAATCTCCGAGGGAGACATCCGGGCGACGAGGAACAGAAATTCGATGCGACCGGCTATTCCCCCGAGGCATTCCAAGCATCGACGACAGCGGCGACGACGTTGTGGAAGTCCTTGGCTGACAGCTTGCCGAGCACGAGATCGTCGATGCCGGTGAGCAGCGAAGCGAGCTTCATGATCGTGTCGTACCGATACTCTTGCGTGACTTCGTCGCCGACGCGGGCGAGCTTGATCGGCGGCTGCCGAACCTCCACCATGTCGCGCGCGTTGAGTTCGCGAAGAACGAGTTCGTTGACATCGCCTGAGTGCGTGGTCAGGGCCTTACTGAGCGGGACAGTAATGGGCATGTTAGAAGGTCTCCTGCGTCACCACGTTCGCGGTGATGGTCAACCCGCTGATCTCACCCGTTTCGGTGTTGATCTCGGGGCGGCCGACGACGACGGCCTTCGTGAAGAGATACCGACGCCGAACGTCGATCAGCTCGATGGTCACGTCGAGCGGGCACGCCATGATCTCGTTGATGTCGAGGCCGCAGCTATCGGACAGAACGATCTTCGCGGTCGCGGGAACCGGCTTGGTCGTGACGTAGATCGAACCGTCCTGGTTCGAATTGACATCGCGTTCGAAGTTGATCGGGTTGACGGTGACCGAAGACCGGACGGCCCAAATCTTGCCGTTTGCGGTGATGCGGACGCGCCCGCCTGCGCTGTAGCAGCAATCCATGTGTAGTTCCTTCGTGCAAAACGCGAAACGCCGCCCCGAAGGACGGCGTTTTCGCTAGGTGCGTGGGTGGGTGAGCTGCGCTTGTTAGGCGCTCGGGTACTGCAAGAACGACGTGGCGTTGACCGCCAGCACGCGCAGGGCGTTGACGTGATCGAGCGGCAGGTAGGTGTCGATGCGATCCGGGTTGTTCTTGTTGCGCTCGCAAATCAGGAGCTGAGCGAACAGATCAGCGTTCTCGAAGACGCCATCACCGACCAGCGACTTGTAGCCGTGGATGAACGCCAGACGGATATCGTCGGCGGTCACGAAGCCCTGAAGGTTATTCGGGTTCGAGTCCACGAGAGCCACACGCGGGTAGGTCGAAGTCATATACGCCGCAAGCGAGCGGAGGCCGTACATGAGCTGCGCGATGGTGTTGATGTCGAGCCACGACGCGTCAGGCTGACCGTACGCATTGCGCTGGTAGGTCGTGGTGACGCGGTCGAGCAGAACCTTGCCGCTCTGCACGACGTAACCGGACGCGCCAGCGAAGTAGAAGCTCTGACGCTGCACCGTGCTCCACTGATCGGCCACGCTCTTCGGAGGCAAGATGCCTTCGAGTTCGATGGTCTGAAGCGGGCGCGACAGCTCGGGTGCCGACTGCAAGTGCTGCGCAACCTTCGCACCCAGGGCCGCAGCCCAAAGGTAGGTCGGCTGCGGTGCCTTGTTGACTGGCATGATCGACGTGTGCCAGGAATTGCGACCCGACGTGAACGTCTGCGTCGTACCGGCAGTGCCAGCGTAAGCCGAGATGTTGTGCCCATACATCTGCGACATCGGACCCCAACGGCCGTCAAGCCAGGTCTCGATCTCGGTCAGTGCGGCCGACGTACAGTAGGGCATGACGATCCAATCCCACTGGTCATCGCCCATATTGGCAATGGCCTCGGTAATGCCGGGATCGCCAGCGCCGCCCGTGGGCTGCACAATGGTCGCCCACATATCGGCAGCGTCGCCGTCGTCAGCGTACAGGCGGGTCTCGATGCGGATCGTGTTGCCGAGCGTGCCCTTGTTGCGGGCGGTGACGTTGACCTTGCTGTTGACGACACCATCGACAGCGGCCGTCACGTTGATGCCCGGACATGCGTTGATCGCCGCCGCGAGTGCGGTAGCGGTGTTCTGCGCGGTCATCAATGCGTTGACGGGAACCGAGACGCGGAAGCCGCCGATGTAGACGACAATGCTCGCGGGTCCGGTCGGAGCGACCACTGAAATGCTGCCGGTGGCTGCGGTCGAGCCGCCCGTGGCGTCGGCCAGCGGGATCGCCCAAATCTCCTGGAACGGAGCGTTGGCGCGAGCGACCTTGTACATCGACGCGAGCATCGAGCCCGGACCGAACAGGCCATCCTCGTTCTGCGTGACGAGCAGCGGCGCGTCGGCGGCAGCCGAGCCGTCCGAAGTCTTCTGGCCGATCAGCACCAGGCGCTGGATCGACTGATAAGGGGCTTGGCCTGCGTTTACTTCGAAGCGCAGGAAGGGGACCCGGATGTTACCCGGAATGGAATTGAACAGAACCGACATTCACGGCCTCACTTGGTCTTAGAAGTCGACGCGACTTCAGCGGTCGCCGGGGCTTCGTCCGGCACGATTTCGAGATCGCCCTGCTGAATGGCGCGCGTGTAGAATGCGTTCTGATAGATGCGCACTCCTTCTGCGGGCACTTCAGCGAAGTCGCGCTCGGGCATAAGGATCATTCGCCCCGGAACGGGGCGCACAGTCACAGTCTTCATTTCTGTAGCTCCAGGATGGTGTGGACCTCGATGCGCCCATCGGGGCCTTGCGACTTCCCTTGCGCGGCCAATAGATTCGGGTCGGCTTCGGGATTGACGGCGTCCACGTTGATGCCGATGCGTTTGAGCAGCGGGACGTACGTGTACGGATTGTTCGTGCCTGCCAGCACGTCGAGCACGCAGCGCATAGACGGCGCTCTGCACATCGCTTGCAGCATCGGGGTGATCCACGGTGCCGGGTACTTCGCGAGTTCATCGCAGAACGGGACTTGCGCCGGAGGCGGCCCATCCACGATGGCGAAGGAAGGAGGACAGTCGTCGGCGATCACGCACTTGAAGTGCATTCGGCGCGCCGAGAACCTATTGTTGCCGCTCTCATCGCGCATTGCGTGAGATGTGATGCTCTCAATGCGCTTCACGTACGCTACGAACGCGTTCGTGTGGACGCGATTGGGCAGCGACATCAATGCCCACTTCACTTGCATCTCGAATAAGTCGAGTTGCGCTTCGAGCTGGGCATCGGTCATGGGCATGTCGAAGACGACGTTCTCCACGTTGTCGATGACCTCAGTCGCGAACGTGCCGATGACAATCTCGATGCGAAGATCGACCATGCGGTCGTAAGGCCCGCCGCCGCTTCCTCGGTTGAGCAAGATGCCTTCGTCGTCGTCGGTGTAGACGATCACGCCGGGCATAGGCGTCGCGTATTCTCGGAAGATCATAGGATCGAGACGGCTGTCGAAGACGCGATCTTCGGCCATTGTCGGCGGCGCGGGGTCGTCATCTTGTTCTTGAATTGCTACGCACGCGAGCGCGCGAAGCATCATGCGGGACAGGCTCATTTCTGCCTCCCGAGCTGCACAAGGCGGATCGCTACGCCGCTCAGGCCATCTGGCCGAGCGTCTGTAACTTCGAACAGCTCGCCTGTGATGGTGTGGGTGATACGGTCGCCCTGGCGTACGTCGGGGACGTCGCAGACGAGCGCGGTGATGCAGAGGTGCCGCGTCGATACGTGAACCTCTTCGAGACCGAGCGTCACATCCTTCGCGTCGCGTTCGAACACGCCCCGAAACGAAGCGCCCGACCGCGAAGGGTCGGGCGACGTTGGGAAGTTAACGCGCATCGCCGTGAACGGCGCGAGCGTGAAGCCCTCGCCGAACTCTTCGATGATTTCCGAAAGGGAGACAGCCTCGGCGTCGAACCAACTACCCGTTGACGACGACGACATGAATGCGACGCACCAGCGTTCGCGAAGGGATCGCGACATCAGTCGGGGAGACGGGGATGGTTGCCCCCACCGTGACCGTGATATCGAGATGGTAAGCGTCGCCCGGCTTCGATCCGTCCGGCGCATTCAGCACGACGACGCACATGCCGCTGGGCGTGAACGCTTGTCCGCTGATGCTCGGATCGCTGGGGCTCTCGGCCGCCGCCGCGAACGTGGCCGCAGTGATGGTCGGGTTGCCGTTCGCGGCGAGCCACTTCGAGAAGTCGACTCGAAAGTCGATGGTGTCTCGCATCCGCATCTGGAAGCAAGCAAGCGCGAGGATCGGCGCATTCTGCGCCGGATCAGTGTCGAACTCGCACGGCGGTACGACCGCCAAGCGACAGTCGGGTGGCCCCGCCTGCTGCTGGTAGATCAGCATGTCTGCCTCATTTCTGCATCGGGTTGAGCTGGCCACGGAGGTACGCGAGATCGCGCGCCGTCTTCATGGCCTCTTCCCAAAGTCGGCTGATACGATCCTCCGTCCGCCTTTGGTCATCTGTGTGGTCACGCCTCAAGCTCTCAATGACCGCTTCGTGCTTGTTGGATGTCTCGCGCATCGGCGAAAGAACCACGGTGCCGAACGCTCCAAAGATCGCGAGTAGGACGGTGACGATAAGCCCGTACGCTTGCCACTGCGGCGTGGTCTTCGCGTCAAGCTTCGACGTAATCGAAGCGAAGCCGTCAGCCATGTTCTGGTCGACGCGCGCGAAGCCTCGCTCCATGCGCTGCTCGACCTTGCCGACATCCTGCCGCAGTTCGTCGTGTCCACGTTCAAGGCCCAAGACCTTCTGGTGGACGGCTACAACGTCGTGATGTTGTTCCATAGATACCGGCCCTCCGCGCGGTCAGGGGGCGGGTCTGCCCGCCCCACTACTGCGTTAGCCGAGCGGATCGCCGCCCTTGGTCGGGTCGATCTCGTCTTCATCGTCAAGCACTTCGTCGTAGGGGCGCACGAGGCCGTCCTTCAAGAAGCTCTTGGCGAGGGCGGCGTCGTCGACAGCGAAAGTCGCGCCAGCGTTGACGCGGACATGGTCGACAACGTCGACTTCCACTTCGCGCTTGCTGAACTTGACTTTGGTCTTGATCGTGTCGCCCTTAGCGTCGAGCACGGGGACGGTGTAGGTGAACGCCTTGATGGCCGTCAGTTGCTGCATCGTTCAATCTCCTGTTGGGGTCGTCGGGGACCGCCCCGCCCTTTCGAGCGAGGCGGCGTGATCCGCTGTAACGTTACAGACGTTACTTGACGGTCAGCACAAAAGTCGCATTCGGGCGCTTGGGAGCGACCAACGGACCGGACTGCGTGACCAGCTCAAGGCCGGACGGGTTGAACTTCACCTTCGACTTCGTGAACGAACGGCGAGCCGCGATGTCCGCTTCGAGGTCGATGATGGCACCGAAATACTGCGTGCCTTCCAGCGCGTGCTTCGCCACACCAATAACGGTGTAAGGCGGGATGTACGGCTGATCGTTGCCCGCGTCGTCCTGGTAGTACGAGTCGTACACCCACAGGTCGATACGACCCTGAAGCGTGCCGACGTACTGAGCTTCATTCAGCTTGGTACGCGGACCCGCGTCGATGGCCGTGGTGCCGCCGACATCGCGACGATAGCGGATGTCGATCAGCTCTTCGACATCGGCGTTCTTCTTGAGCAGATCCCAAGATGCGCCGTCCATCACCAGGTCGGTGACGACTGCGCCCTTCGAGATGCGCCGAACGTTGAGCGACGCCGACTCGATGTCGCCGAGCGGGTTAGCGGTCGCCTGATCCCACTTCGCGCCGCCCGTGAGCTGAATTGCGAGGTTGGGGTTGCGGCCGAAGTCGACATGGACCTCGGGGTACGACTCGCCGGAGATGGTGATGCCGCCGCCGACAAGGGCTTGCGCGGCCATCCATTCGAGGCGGTTGTCGATCATCTCTTCGTGGAGATTGAGCTGCTCAGCGACGATGGCGTCGAAGCGCTGCTTGGGCGTCAGGACGCCGCCGTAGGCACCCTCGCCGGGCAGACGGGTGAACGCCTGCGTCGGCAGCACCAGCTCGGTCGGCTTGATGTAGGCCGGCGTCAGCGTGCGAGTGCGGTAGCCCTCGCGGGTCATCGGCTTGCCAGCGACGGTCGGCGCTACGAACGGTGCCAAGCGACGGCCACGGTCGACGATGTCGAACTCGATCTGCTTGGTGTCGAAGAACTTCGAGCCGGGGAAGAACGTGCGAAGCAGCCACGGATTGGGACGCTCGATCTGAGCGACCATCGTGTCGAGTTCCCACGTCTCGTAACGCTGAAGAGGAATATTCATAGAAAGATGCCCTTCTTAACCGGAGAAGCCCGGCGAGCGGAACTGGAAGCCCAGCGGACGCAAGGCGTCCTGGGCAGCGATTGCGGTGATGCCTGCGCCGAGCACAAGCGCGGCCGGATTGAGGACGGCACCGCTGACGATCACGTCGAAGGTCATGTCCTTCGGGGTCGTGCCATCGGCAGCGAACGTCGAGATGTCGGTGTTGAGCACCGCCATCGGGGCCTGCGACCCGTCGCCAGCCGCAGCGGCAGCGAGCTTCAGCTTGCGCGAAGCGGTGACCAAGCCGAGCACAGAGCCCGCCTTCAGGGTCTGGCCGCCCAGGATCGTGAAGTTCATGAACTTCGGGTGCGAGCCAGGCATTTCGAGGTTGAGGTACGAGATCGAGTCGACCTCACCGGCATTCACCGGATAGGGAATGGAAGTCATCGTGTGTGCTCCTGGTTAGGCCACAAAGCCCTTGGATTTGTTGTAGGCGGTCATCGACCCCTTCAGCTCCGCGAGGCGCTTCGCCTTCGGATCGAGTTCACCTTCGGTGCCCCCGGTGTCCGAGATGCTCGGGGCGTGCGCGCTCATGATCCGGTCGACATCTGCTTCGGTGCGGGTCTTGCCCTGCGCAGAAGCCTCGACCTTGGGGGTCTCGATCTTCGCCGCGAGCTTCGAAGCGAGCGCGACGGTCGCGCCGTCGTTCAGCGCTTCAACGAACATCGCAACGCGCTTGTTGTCGGGAGCGAGTTCGGCGAAGGCCGCGAGCAGTGCAGTTCGCTCGGCGAGGTTCGCCGCGATCTTGTCCTGAGCATCCTTCAACGCGCCTGCGTTGGTCGCGATGCCTTCGGCCTTTGCACGGTCGACGGCTTCCTGATCGTAGATCAGCTTGGTGGTCATAGAGTCTCCATGAGACGTGTAGCCCACGAAGGGGCGGTTGAGGTACTCAGTGAAAGCAGTCAGGACTTCGCCGTAACCGCCGACACCGTCGATCAGTCCGAGCGCGTAGGCATCTTCGGGGCCGTAGACCCTCGCCTGCGTGTCTCGAACTACTTTTTCGTCGAGGCCGCGATTGCTCGCGACAGCTCCGACAAAATCTCCGTAGAGCTTGTTGACGCTCGTCTGGATTGATGCGCGCACATCGTCTGGCAGCGGCGCGAAGGGGTTGCCGTCAATCTTGTGATCGCCAGCGTAGATGAACGAGACGACCTGGCCCCGTCTCTCCATTGCCTTCGACATATCGACGTGCTGCCAGTAAACGCCGATGGACCCCACACGCGCGTTCTGCGCTGCGTACATGCGCTCCGCAGACGAGCCGAGCCAATACGCTGCGCTGCCAGTGGTCGTGTTGGCGATCCACCAAACAGGCTTGCCAGCTTGCTTCGACATCTTCGGCAGCCAGTCGGCCAGCTCTTGCAAGCCCGCCGCCTCGCCGCCCCCGGTGTCTGCGTCGATCAGGATGCCGCGCGTGGTATCATCAGCAAACAGCGCTTCGAGCTTGTTGTGCATCGAAGTGTAGCTCTGCAAGCCCGAGGCGGCTTCCGGTCCGTCGCCGCGATGCACGAGGCCGCCGATGATCGGCACCGTCATGATCCCAGCGCGCCGGTTGAAATGATCGCGGTCGTTCGGCCGTTTGTACGACTGAACGACATCATCGGCGACGAGAGGCTCGACACCGATACGATCTGCAAGCACGCTCGTTACGACCGCCCCGTACTCCGGGGTGACAAGCAACGGCGTATTCAGAATGCGCGTGGAGATGCGCGATAGAAAGGACATGGTTATGCTTCTCCGGTCCCGCCGCCTTCTTGGCCTGCGTTTTCCTTCTTCTTCGCCGCGATCTTGTTGGCGTTCAGCTCAGGGTTGATGTCCTCCGGCTTCAGCCCGAGTTCACCCATCACCCTCTTCTCTGCGGCTCGCTGCTGAAGTACCTCACGCCAATCTCGGCCATCCGCTGCGCAGATGTCCTTCAGGTTGAGAGCGCCCATGTCATAGAGCACCTGGTCGGCTTGGTTTTCCTTCAGCGGATCGAGGCGGGGCTTCGACCAGGTCTCGAAGGTGCAACGGCAGATAGCGTCACGCACTTCATAAAACGACTTGTCTCCAAGCATCGGGATGGTGCCCCGAATTGCGATCTGCTCTTCCAGCCATGCCGCGAAGAACGGAACCGGGATCGAGTCGATGAACGCAGAACGTCGGACTTCGTAAGATCGCCACACGTCGAACAATGCTGCGCGCGCGCCGCTATAGTTCGTGGACGAAAAGTCCTTGGTGAGCGTCGCGTAGTCGACACCGAGCGCGGACGCGAGCGTGTAGAGGTTGACCGAGTTGAAGTCCTTCAGAGCCGATGCGGACTGGTTGCCCTGCACCATATGAAGCTTCTCGTTCGGCATAAGATGAGCGACTTTGCTCTTGCCGAACTTGAACTCTTGGCCCTTATAGAACGACGCCTTGTCGGCCATCATACGAAGCGTGAAGTCCAGCACCGGATTATCGGCGATGCTCTTCGCCTGCTCCGCGCCGATAACCTTCATCGCATTGTCGTAGTCCAGCTCGCTTTCAATCACGGCGGCGTAGGTCGCCCGGATCGCCGCGCTTTCCAGCTCGGTGACGTTGTAGTCCTGAAGCAAGCGCATCGGCAGCAGCGCGGTCGTGAACGAGGTCATGCCTCGTGTCATGTCGGGCTGATCGTGCTCGAAGAAGTGCAGGACGTTCTGTCGACCCCAGGGCGTATAGCGTGGCACTCGTTTCCACGAGAACTGCGCGGCGGCCGGACCCCACACCCACACATCGCTCGGCGTCGCTTCGCGGATGTGGTAGGCAACAGGCGCGCCGTGAATGTCGCGCTCGACGCCCATGCGGCGCTTGCCCGTGTAGTCCAACGTGCCCATAGGGTCGCTCAGGCGCTCGGGCGTGAGCAGATGTAAACACGTTCGGCTGCCGTTGAGAGCCTTCTTCCATTCGATGGTTGCGAGCGCCTCGCCGTTTGTGAAGACGCTCGAATACGCGGTGCGCATCAACCCCGTGAAGGTCTGTTTGCGTTGGGCGTCGAAGTGGAACCAAGGCGACTGCGCCGCCATCTCCCACAAGTTTTCCACCATCTGCGAATAGGTCAGCGCCTCTTCGGGCGTGACGCCGAGCACAGCGTAGTTCGGCAGATACTGAAGCTTGAAACTGAGGCCGACGACCGCGTCGACCGTTGAGCGCGTGGCGCTGCGGCCGTACGGGTTCGAGCGCGATGCGTCGCGCGCGTCGGCCATGAACGAGTCCTTGGATCGGTACGCGACCATATCCGAGGATGTGAGCGGCGGTCGGAAGCCGAAGCCACGACCGGGGGCGAGACCAGCGTGCAGCGACGCGTTCAGCTTTGCTTCAGCCGCCGCGTTAGATTCTACAAGTGAGGCCATCGGAACAATCCCTGTGCAGGCGCGCCCCGCTGCACCCGAAGATTCGGGTTCAGGTCGGGTAGTCCTGCGGCTTTCGCGCCGGGGCATTGCGCGTAGAGTGTCTGGTACAGAGCGAGCAGCGCGGGAGCGTCGGGCTTCGCGTACTCGCTCCATCGGTCGTTGAAGCGCACCACAACGCGCGTCGTACCTGTGACGCATGAGATGTAGGCTTCGTAGAGCTTCGAGAGCTTGGCGACGCAGTCGGTTGCCGCGCTCACGTCGTAGCGCCCCGGAGGGCACGCGCCGGGTGTGGTCATCTAGTCCTCCGGGGAAACGGTCACGCGGTAAGCGCGCCGCGTGTTAGCGATAGAGCTTGCCGATCTCTTCGGCGCTTAGCGCCTTCGGGGCTTGCTCTTTCGAGGTGTTGAGCTTGGCGATCCAAGCATCCATGTCGATGTTCAACGAGCACCGCACGGCGTAGGCGTAGACGTACATGTCGAGCATTTCGTTGCGACGGTGCCTTGGCTTCGTCCACGTTCGCTTTGGGAAGCCGTTGACGTACTCGGTCTCCGCGCGCTCCGCTGTCATCTGCGCGATAGCGTCGTCGCTGATGCCCTCATGAATGTGGACATAGCCCGGCCCGCGCTTCTGGTTTGCGTATCGCGTGTAGATCGTCGCCTTGGCATCATCGACGCCGATCAAGAACAGCTTGACGTTGTCCTTGAAGCGTTGCTCCGACTTGATCCAGATCGGCTTCTTTTCACCGGCTACGCCCTTGTGCGCGTACCACCGATAACCGAGCGCCAGGTACTTCGCGCTGTAGGCGTATGCCTTCTGCGTGAAGTGGCCGCCCGAGTCGACGGTTGCCGCTGCGATACCGAGAGTCTCACCGGCCTCGCCAAGATGGGGGTACCCCTTCTTCAGGAACTCCGTCAGTTCATCCCACGCCTGATCCGTACTTGGATCGAGCTGGATAACATGGTGCTCAAGCAGCCAACTCTCGTCGCCCTTGCCCCATGCGACGACCAGCACTTCGATGCGGTCGTCCTGAACGTCAACACCGGCAGTGAGCAGAGCCGCCCGCTTCGGCACCTTCTTCGGATCGTACTTCTCTCGCCTCGCCTTCAGACCCTCGGGGTCCGCGAAGCTCGAAATGTCGCCGCGATACGGAAGGCCGAGTCGGGTATTGAAGAAGGTCTGTTCAAGCTCCGGGTTGCCCTCGGCGTCTGTCCAAGCCTTCGCCATCTCGCGCATGGAGGACCACGGCGAATACAACTCGTTGATCCAGAAGCCCGCCCGCTCGCGGTGCGGTGGCGTATCAGTCTGGAAGCATTTGAATGGCGATTTCTGAAGGTGCTGCCATTCGCCCTCGCGGACGAGACGACGCTTCAGTAGTTCACCCCATAGGTCGCCGCAGCCATCGCACGCATATTCGGCTTCGGTTTCGCGACCCTTCGAGTAGATCACGTTCTCCCACTTCAGCGGCTGCTTCAGCTCGCAGGCGGGACACTTGACCAAGAAGTAGTGCTGGCGCGTCTCCTTGAAGAGCTGAACAATGGTGCTCGTGTCTTCATGGACCGGCGTCGACACCCACAGGCCCTTACGGTTGTGGAATGTAGTTCGACGCTTCTTTGCCAACTCGACCGGCGAACCTTCCTTGCCGGAGCTAACCGGCCAGCGATCCACTTCGTCGCCTGTGACTACGCGGATCGGCGTCATCGCGAGCTTGTTGGGCGTGTTAGCGCCAACGAACTTGATGAAGCCGCCCTTGTACTCAGTCGCGCCGGTCATGACGCGCTGCCAGTCAGGCGTGTCGCGCACCGTCGTCTCGAATGTTTCGACAACGTATGCGTCGGCCACGTCTTGCGTGGGCCACGCCGAAAGCTGACCGCACGGTTCGGCCTCGCAGTAATAACCTTGCGCGGCCACGATGATCGTCGTCTTGCCTACCTGAGACGAAGTAACGAAGACGATGTCCTCGTTATCCGGGTCAGTGATCGCATCCATCATGCCGCGTTGGAACGTGGCATCACCGACGCGATAAGGGCCGGGGTTCGATGCGCGCTCAGGCGGCAGAACCATCTTCTTTTCCGCCCACTCCGATAGCGACAGCTTCGGCTTTGGCTTCATCCCTTCGGCAAGACCCTCAAACAGTGGGTCCATCAACATCTTCTTCTCCGAAGCCCTTCACGGCCGAGTAGAGCGCGTGGTGCGTCTGGTCGATGCGCATCTGCACCTTCCTCCGCACTTCCGCTTTCATCTCAGGATCGGGAAACAGAGCCGCGATCTCCGCAGGCAAGTTCTGCAAGATGTTCGCGACGAGCGCGCCCGCTTGCACGAATGACCGCTGCACCTGGACACGCTCGACCAATTCGCCCCGCTCCTTACGCAGCCGGTTCTCGGCGCGGTCCAGTTCGGCGCGTAGCTTGGCTTCGCGTAGTTCGGAGATGCGCGTCTGCGCTGCGATCTGGCTATTCGGCGATGGAGCTACTTGACTGATCTCGACATCGAGACCGAGTGCTTCGCGATCCTCGGCGGATAGCTGCGGCTCTGTCGGCGTAGCGACCGGCACGATCTTAGCTGGGGCTACTTGGCCCGTGCCGTTCCCGTATTCCTGCGCGATGACACGGACGCCGTGCTCGCTCATCTGAAAACCACGAAGCGTCATGGCTTGCTGCACGTCGTACAGGTTTGAGCTGTCCGGCGTGAGCTGGCCTTTACGCTTCATCTGCGAAATGCGCTGCTCACTGACGCCAAAGAGTATCGCGATGCCCTTTGCGGGGAGCTTTCGCGGCAACTCAGGCATAGCGCTTCCTCCAATACAGGAAGCTCTCGCCATTCCACGGCGGCAGCGGCCTAAAGAGGTGGAAGCCAGCGCGGAACAAGTTGTTCGCCGACTTCACGTTGAAGGCCGCAGTGTCTGTGTAGATCGTCGACCAGCCCTGCTTTTTGGCGTAGCGCTCGCGTACGCGGATCAGGCGGCGTTGCAGCCCCTTGCCTCGGTGCGCTCGCAGCACGCCAGCGCGCTTGAGGTAGCCGGTGTTTGCGATGTAGGTTGACGGCGTGATCCCGGCGAAGCCGACAGGAGCGCTATCATCGTACGCAACCCACCATGCGCCTTCCTCGAAGCTCGGTACGGGCGAGGAATCCATGAAACTTGCGATGTGCAGTTCGCCAAGCAGCTCCTGCACGTCTTCGTCCAGCCCGTCGACGGGGCGGATCGTATATCTTCCCGTCATTTGAGGACTCCGAAGGGTTGTGATGTCGATCACGTTACGCGCGTGACGCATAGGTCGGCCGGGCGCGCTGGCGATCAAGAGTGAGCAAAACCGCTTAAACCTGCGGGGATTTCGGGGGCGGCGAATGCCCCCTCTGGACGGGGGTGGGGGCGGGAGGGACCCGTGACCGGGGGGCCACACTGCTCACGGACTGTTACAGCCGCGTGGTAACCCCTTGAAACTCTGGAATTATTTACGCATCACGCGATGTGTCACCGCGAAGCGTTGCGCGTTGGTGACACGGCGCAAACGCATGCCTCCGCACGCCGCGTGCCAGGCGCTCGGCAAGGCGCGACCATGAGCGCCAAGGCGCTGCAACGGGCATGGGAAGGGCTACAGGGGCTTGAATGCCTGTAATGTCTGTGTCATTACAAACATGCGCAGCGCACACAGCCGCGCCTTAGAACGAAGGGAAAGCACCAATGCCAACGCCACAAGCTACCCCACGCATACTCAACGCCAGCGCTCGCAAGGTTGGCGGAATTTGGTTTCTGAAACTCGGCCGTTTCAATATCTCGTTCTGTGTTAGCCGCGCGGTGCAAGCATGATTGCCGCGTTTGCCGCTGAAGCGGTGCGCGGTGTCGCCATCGCTCTTTGCATCGCCCTTGTGATCGCAATGGCTTCTATAGGCTGCGATCTATCGCGCCAAACCCGCCTTGAATCACATTCCGTCAAAGGCATTCACGCGGCCGAGCTGTCGCGTCTGTCACGCAACTAAGCATCACAACGAAAGGATATAACGCCATGTACTTCGCTTCAGGCGCGCGCGCTATCGAGCCATCGGAACAAATCCGCCGCACTGGCATTCAAGGCCGCGCCAAGGTCAAACAAGTATTCGACTATCAGCAGTGCGCGCACGTTTGGGCGCAACAATCGCAGGAACACGGCCGCAGCCCAAAGGGCCAAATGTATTTTCACGGCGCAACGATCTATAGCTATGGTTCGCACTACCCAATAGCGCGCTTTACAGACGCCACGTTAGACGGTTCTCGCGTTGTACTCTTCAACTCGGAAAAGAATAGCACGACTACAGAACGCCATCGCGACAACGTGCGCGCCGCACTTCGCGGCCTCGACGTGTTTACGTTCAATGTGCCGCGCGTTGTCCCTCAGTGGTCTAACGACGAAAGCATGCACCGCGATAACGTCGCGCATCTAGTCGCGGCTTTTGACAGCACTGCTACGCGCGCAGCTAAGCCGCACGTCAAGTTTAGCTGGATCGACTCAGACAACACAGAAGCCGCGCGCATCGACGCGCTTGCATCCCCTGCGGCGCATGCGCTCAACTATTGCCGCGCCTTTGGCATTGAAGCCCCCGCGCTAGATATCGAAGCCGCTGCATCCCGTATTCGCGCCGCCTTCGTCCGTTACAACGATCCTAAGCGCGTCGCCAAGCGTGCGGCCAGCGAAACCGCCAAGCTTTCTAAGCATTGGCGCGTCGCGGCGCATGTCTGCGCATACTTCGAAGGCGTAACGGACAAGGTGCCGAGTCTGCATTTTGTACCCCACAACGCCAAAGAGGCCGTTGCTAAGGCGTTCAATCTCAATTCATGGCAATTGCAGAATCGCATTGACGCGGTTCAGGCCGAAAGACGCGCCGCGATGCTTCCCCGTAGTGAGCGCATAATCAGTGCCGAACAATGGGCAAACCATGAGCCCGGCAATCTAGGCCGCGCTGCATTCTACAGCGAGGCCGGAACGAAGGTCCGCCGCGTTGGTGATACGCTCGAAACGTCGCGCGGTGCGGAATGCCCGTTCAAGCATGCCATTATCGCATTTCTCAAAGCCCAGGAATGCCGCGCCACTGGCACGTCATGGCACCGCAACGGGCAACAAATCCGCGTAGGCCATTTCCAAGTCGATTCTATCGACGAATACGGAAACATGCGCGCGGGTTGCCATACCCTTGAATATGGCGAGATGCAGCGCCTAGCGATTAAGGAAGTGCCGCACTTGGTCAAAGCCTGCTTTGGCTTGCCCGTAGTGTCGCGCGTGTAACGTTACAACCCGAAAGGACGCTTCAATGAGTGGCGATGACAAGATTTTCAAACTGCAAATCGTCTGCGAAGGCGCGGCATTTGAAGACGACTGCCAAGCGGAGATTGCACGCATGTTGCGGGTAGTCGCGGAGCGCTTGGAACGCGGCGAGCCCTGCGATTACTACCGCAACATTCCCGACATAAACGGAAATTCCGTGGGTGCTTACGCGCTGAAGGAACGCCGCGCGCACTAGGGCGAAACGGCGCGACGCGCCGTCTAGCGGTTACGCCGCTACTGATGAGCCCCGAAAGGATCTTAACGCCATGCTTTTCGACAACGATACGTTTGAACGCGGCGGACGCACATTCCGCGTAAACTTCCCACACGACTCAGACCACGGCGCGCCGTGGGAAGAATGCGACGGGCATGGCCCCGTTAGCGAGTGGCGACGCCATCGCGAAGGCATGGGTTCGAAGCCCCCTAAAGCCCCCGGCGAAATGATCCTGCATTGGGATCGCGGCAGTTATCGCACCTATGACTTCGCTGAAGCCGTGCGCATTGCAAAGCGCGATGGCTGGGATACCGCGCCCTATGGCGAAGGTACACGCGGCGAGCGCGCGGCGCGCGCTGCTATGGCTGATTTCAACCGCTTGCGCCAATGGTGCAGCGATCAATGGCACTATGTTGGCGTAGAGGTTACCGCGCTTGATAGCGATGGCGACGCCACACACGAAAGCGAAAGCGTTTGGGGTATCGAATCCGACTGCTATTCGTACCTTGAAGATACCGCGCACGAATTGGCGGATGACATTCTGTCGCGCCTTAACGCCGCAATGGCCGCTGATATCGAAGCATCTCGGCCTGACATGGCCCCCGCATACTAGGGCGAAACGCGCGCACGCGCGTCTAGCGGTTATGCCGCTACTGATGAGCCCATGCCGAAAGGATGTAACGCCAAATGCCAGAAAGCTTTCACGGCCCCATCATTGGGGTGGAATACCAACCGGACCCCTGCGAACGGGGGAGGTTTGCGGCCTATACCAGGCATGACGACGCGCCCGATTTTAAGCCCGCGCAGTTTGTCGGTAGCTATTGCGCGAAAGCATCCGCGCGGCGAGTTGCGCGAGAACTTGGGCGCATTCATAGCGTCCCCGTAAATTATCGCGCCTTCTGATTTGTAGTTGAACTGAACTAAACAAACCGATAGGAGTCACAACGCCATGACAAACGCCGCATTCGCCGCACTCAAAGCCCAATACGCCGCAACGCCACCATGCGCCAGCGAAAGCGGCGCAACGGACAATGGCGATTCGGAACCTCCATAACGGGCCTTCCTGAATAGCTAAACCGAACAACGCCGCGAGATTCAGTCTCGCGGCGTTTTTCTTTGTCCAAATCGCCGCGCCTTCGAAATTTATTTTCGATGAGCGCGGTTTTTCTTTGGCCTATTAGGCGCGCGCTGGCGCGTTGGATCGCTCGGACCATGCAAAGGCTTGCCAACTATCAAAACGAACGTACGGCCGCGCTACGCGATTTGCGGGCCATGAGCTTTTCTGGCCACGCCGGAACCGTGAAAATTGCCGCGCATGGCTTGCGTGCGGTGCAAACTGTTGCAAAACGGTTTTGCAACACTGTTACATCGACCGATTTCATCCAACTACACTTTCGCGCTTTTCAGCCTGGCGAAAATGTTGGTCGCAAAAAATTTTCAAACGCGCGTATGTGAGCGCGAGCGATCATCGCTCAAGCGCTTCTCGAATGACAGACGGGAGCGGCCCACGACGGGGTATATTCGATACGACGCTCCCGCCAGCGCGCATCTACTCGTCATCGTGGGCCGCACAGAGCTGTAAGGATGTGACCCCCGTCCATCCATTACAGCGAGCCAACTTCATCTCGTTCGGTTGGCTGCCACACCCTCGGGTGTGCTGCTAGTTTGAGCGGCCTCAGATCGTTGGTGCAATGCCGATGGGCGTGTGCCCGGCTATAAGTTGCTCACCCTTGATCGTATTGCCGCTCAGCTCGTTCGCGCAGGGGGCGCGTGAAATTCGAAAACACAGTTTTTTAGTTTTCGATTTCGGGAATTTCCGTTCCGTCGTTTTCGTTCGGATCGTTCAGGCCGGGGGTGCCTGAGAATCAAAACGGGCGAGGTGTTAGCCCCGCCCGCGTATCGTACGCTATTGCGTAGAGAGGTTATTCGCCAGCGGCAGCAGCACCGCCAGCGCCACCACCGCCGTCCATCTGACCGGCAGCGGTCATCTGCACCCGGCAAGAGCCCTGCTTGTCGTTCCAGATGAACAGACAGAGCGGGGTGTCTTCCTGGTTCGCGATCTCGCGACGAACCTGTTCGTTGACCGCGATAGCGGCCGGACTCGACTTGGGATCGTACTTCACGTCAGAAGCGAAGGCCGAAGTCGAGAGCGCCGCAAAAGCGACGAGAGCAAACATCTTCTTCATAACAGTCTCCTTCAAATGGCGCGGTGCGCCGGGGTCACGCTTGATTGCGTGAGCCGTGTAATGCCACACACATTACAGACGTGTCAAGCGCATTACAGGACATAGTTACGTTCCGCTTGCTGCCTTGGCTCTCGACACCGCTTGCGTCAGTTCGTGCATCAGCACCGGGGCCAGGCCGTCAGGGATCGCGCGGGCGATATGCTCGGTGCTGGGGTTGCCCGGCCGGATCATTTCGCGGGGGATGATGGGACCCCACAACGTTCTGATCTTGCCGCCCTTGTTGTGGCGTCCAATGCGCTTAACGATCTCGGTGCCGCCGTTCTTGAAGCGGATCACGAATGCGCCCTTGAAGCTCCGCGATTTATTCCACGGTCGCGCTCTTGGGTTCTTCTGCCCCGGCTTCAGTGAGCCCGCGAAGTCGCTAACCTTCATCGCCTTGTCGCTCGCATTGATGCGATAGAACAGGCGATTGGGATGCGCGCGATCTGGAATGATAGCTCGCAGCACGCGTCCGTATTTCGCGCCAGTGATTAGCGCAACGTCGCGGCGTACAGCGGTGAGCAGCTTGCTACCGAGCTTATTGATCGTGTTGTAGAGCGCGCGGTCTTGGACCTCTTGCGAATAGACGTTCAGCGCCACTGTAAGGCGCGACATCGCATCGGTGAGATCGACATACAGCGTGCCGCCTGCGCCGCCCGACCATCGGTTAGAGCCCGCAGCGGGCGAAGGGCCGATGAACGACCTGTAGGTCTTCGTCGGGCCGGTGTAACGCGTCTGCGTTCCGGCCATGCCCTGTTACCTCGAAGGCGGGCGGCGCGTGAGCACCGACTGCACCGCCTGCTTAGCAGCGCGGGCGTCCTGGCGCACGGTTTGGGCGAAGCGCTGCACGTTCTGGCGTGCGGCGTTGACATCGCCCTTTCTCAGATTGTTGAGAGCCTGTGCCGTCAGATTGCGGCGCTCTCCGCAGTTGCAGCCCATGACGGCCTCCATGATTGGATTGGCTGAAGAGGTAGGATTCGAACCTACGACACGCGGTTTTGGAGACCACTGCTCTACCACTGAGCTACACTCCAATGAAAAACGCCCCCGGAGCGATCCGAGGGCGTTTCTGTTTGCATTATCAGGTCCGGGGGTCCCCCTCGCCTTTCTTGCCGTCCCCCTTATGGCCCGTTGAGCCCCCGGAGGTCAATTTAACAACATCCTAAATCAACCTACCCGGAAATCAGGCCGCCCGAGCGCCCCGAGGGAGTGCCAGACCCTTCTCCGCTTCGAGTTCCTCCTGAAGCAGGGCCAAGGAGCGCCACGCCAAGGCGGCGCTTTCCCGTGTGTCACCGTCGAAACCGCCCCGGCCGACCAGGTGGCGGACGATGCAATCGGCGTGGTCCGAAGACTTGCCGCGCGCGTGGTGCATGTCCTGGCCGGGGTTGTGCTTCATATTCCCAAGATACGAAAGTTTGGCGACTTCTGCCAAAGCATCGGGGAAATAGTCGAGGCATCCGCGCGCCATCGGGTATGTCTTGCGCTCGGCGCTGTCGGCGTCGATCAGGCGTTTGCGGCGCGGAGAGGGCTTCGCCTTCGCAGCGGTCCGCTCCAATTCCTGCATCGGATGATCCGACATCAGCGCGCCGCCCCGAAGATCGAGCCGAGGCCGAAGCCCGCGCTGTGACCGTTGATGCGGTTGAGCATCATCTGCGCGCGGAGGTGTGTGCTGAGTTCAACGTGCGGGATCGAGAGGATCGTCGCGAGCAATTGCGTGATGGACTTCATGGGGTCTCCGTTATCGTGTCAGGACGTAAGTGCCGAGGGCCACGACAAGCGCAGCGACACCGATGAGGGCGGTCCCTAAGCAGAGGGTCGCCGGGTGAAAGAGATCGCGCGCGTCGCGCTCGAAGCGTGTGATGATGCGGGTCACAGACCGACTGCCGCTTCGAGTTCGTTCTGCCGCTCCTGTCGCAGGTATGCGGCGAAGTCTTCGCGCAGCCCTTCGTAGACTTGCACCAGGCGAGACAGCGCGTAGCGGGCGAAGACCCCAGCGGTCTCGGGCGTCCACTTCCAACGCTGCGCGATGGTGCCGATGGTGCGCTCGTTGATTAGTAGATCGCGGAGCACCGCGCGCTGGATCGGGTCGAGCTGGTCGTCGATCCGCTTCAGCGTGAATGCGGCGTTCAACATCCGGTCGCTGGGATCGCTCGCTTCATGGCACTCGGACTTCGGGTGCATGCGCTGCGAGTTGACACCCTCTTCGCGGAGCATCCGCCGATCATCTGCCGTCATGGGGACCGCCTTCATCAGGTGGTCGATGGTGGCCTGCGTGTTCGAGCCGACCTGAGAGATCGAGGCGTAGTCGGCGATGTAGAACTCACCGGCCATGAACTGCGCATCGCTGATCGGCTTCGGGTTGCGGTAGCGGAGATAGTCGAGCGGACGGCCATAGTCCTTCCGGGTCGCGAGCGACACACCCTCGGCGGTGCGGACCGCCACGAGGACGCGGTCGGGATCGGTGCCGTCGAGCACGGCGCGCATCAGGTCCGTCATCGTGCGTTGCCCAGGGGTAGGCCGGTGTGATCGACGCTGTCGTCCACGTGGCGCGGGAAGGCATCATGGCCGCCGTCGCTGGGCAGGCTGTTGTCGCCGGTCGGGTCGAGCCGCCGAATGTCTTCGTTCGGGAACTGCATCTGCACATCGAGCGCGGCGTTGATCGCTTCGGGGCATCCGGCCACAAACACGATCTCGCGGTTCTGGAACGTGATGACCGAATTGACGCGCATCTCGCCGGACCGCTTGTCAGCCTTCTCGTAGCCGTGAACGGAGATCACGAGGTCGGGGCGGCGAATGAAGACGGCGTGGCCGTTCGGGGATTGGAGCTGTAAGGACAAGGGGGCCTCGGCTGTAAGGGGATGTCACGTCTGTAACGCTACAACCCCACCAAGCGCAATTTAACAACCTGCCGACTTTTCGACCTGTCCGTCTGAAAGGCGTCGAGCCTGAAATCTTCAAGCCGGACCTACTGAGCGTAATGCGTCTCCCCTCCCCCTAAAGGGGGAGAGGGAGCAGACGCGTTTACGCGTTTCTCAGGTAGGCGATCAGCACGTACAGTTGAGACGCCTTTACGCGTTTACGCGTTGACCACTTTTCTTGAAGACTTTCAGCCGCTTAGTCTTTTTGGAAACGCGTCTGGAAACGCGTACAGCCCTTATCGCACTGGCAGCCTGGACGCTTAAAAGAATGCGTAAACGCGTCCAGACGTAAAAGCGTGTGTTTTCAAGCCCTTAAAGGTTTTAAGCGTCGAGCCCTGAAACGAAAAGAGGCCCCGAAGGGCCTCTCAGACGCGTTTCCAGACGCGTTTATCGGTTCAGTTTGATGGCGAACGAGCTGTTGCGGCGGCCCGTCGCTGGCAGATATTGCAGCCATCCGCCGCTCGGCAGTAGGACGCTTGGCTCACCGTCGAGCAGCACGCGGCGGATCGCCTTGGCGAAGTTGCCGCGACCACACTCGGCCCGGAGCTTGGCGAGCGCAGGCACGAGCCCCTGCACCGCTTCGACCGAGGCCATGCGCCCTTCAACAGAGTCGACGCCTGCCTGCTGCACGGCCGCCGCGACGCGAGCGCAAAGCTCGATCCGCTGTTCCTGCTCTTTCCGGTTCTGCTCCGGCGTCAGCGCATCCGTGGATGTGGGGGCTTCAGCGTCATCCTCGGGCGCGGCACCAAAGGCGCTGCCATCTGATCCCGGCGTGGCGTCGAGCCCCTCGACCACGGCCATGCTGGTGACCGGGTTGCCCCAACGGTTGGTGCCGAGCTGGACTTCCTGCAATTTGAACTGAAGGACCCCAGCCTTGCCGCTGTCGCGCATCTTCGGCGACACGATAGCCAGGTTGCCCGGCTTCACCGTGTTGAGCTTGCGCTTCTTGGCCTCCGCGTGGCTCAGGATTTCGAGGTTGAAGTCCACGTCAGCCACGATGGCAGAGCTGCCGCGCGGCCCCAGCAGCGTGTCCTTGCCGCTGTGGTGGACGATCACGATGCAAACCTCCATCTCAATGCACAGCTCACGCAGCGCGTTGAGGATCGGCTGAATGGCGGCCACGTCGTTTTCCTGCGCGCCAGCGATGGCCTTGGCGAAGGTGTCGAGGAAGACGACCTTGACCGGCGACATGCCGCGTTCAGCGTACATCTTGTTGGCGTCGATGATGGCCTTGCGCAGGGCTTTGCGTGCGGCCTTCAGGTTGAGCGCCAGGTTCGGGATGCCGCCGCGCACGACCATGCCGAGGCCGAGGTCTTCGTAGACCTTGCGGTAGGCATAGAGACGGTTGCGCAGGCCCGCATGACCTTCGCCGAAGCAATAGAGCACCCCGCCCTGAGCGACGTTGAGACCGAACCACTTCTCGCCTGCGACGATGCGCTCGCCGAGGTGGATGACTGTAAAGGTCTTGCCGACGTTCGACGGTCCGTGGATCATGCCGATCTGTTGCGGCGTGAACGTGTTCTCGACGATGTAGTCAGGCTCGTTGTATGCGCCCCATTCGCCCGCGAAGAACAGATCCTCTGCCTTCATGGCTGCGAGCTTTTCGCGCTCCTTGTCCTGCCTGATCTCACGGTCGTATTCGTCGTCTTCCTCGACAGCGCCGAACGCTTCGCCGGTCGACTGCTTGGAGAGGCCCTGATTCTTCAGCCACTCGCGCGCGATCTGGCGGTCGTCGTACTCTCCGCTGCGCGGCTTGTCGTCGGTGTAGACGCCAGCGCCTTCCCAATTGCTGAAGAAGATTGAGAGCGCCTGCACAGGCATCGACGGCCATTCGGTCATGACCATGCGCGCGGCGAGAAAGCGGTTCGTCGAGCAGTCATCCGAGGGGTTGTCGTATAGTTCGGCGAAGTGCTTGTTGCTCGCCTTCAGCTTGTCGAGATCGTAGTCGCCCAGCACCGCGTCGAACGCGTTCTCGAACGGCGTGATGTCGTCATCTTGAAGGGACTTGATGACCTCGCGCTCTTTGGTCGGCGCGATCTCTTCCTTCAGCGACGGGTCGACAGCGCCGATCTTCTCGACGATGAACTCAGGGATAGTGGGGATCGTATTCGCATGGATCGCGCGTAAGAAATTGAGCTTGTCGTCGTTCGTGCCGTAGGTCTTGCCATCCACGCGCATTGAGCCAGGCGCGACGAATTGGCCGCCTGTGCCGCGCACGTCGGTCCCGTACTGCTTTTTGAGCAGGCCAGCCTTGTTGGTGTACTTGCCTTCGGGGTCGCTGAAGATCAGATGTTGACCGCCTGATCGCGTCGGGATAACCGGAACGCCTGCGGGCACGCCGCCATTCTCTGCGAATAGCGCACCGAGCAATTCAGGGCCGTTGTCCTTCGCGTCGGCGTCGAGCACCAGGAGCTTCGACGGGCCACACGCAATCGAGGGCACAGCGTCGGGGAACAGCCGGAACAATTTCTTGAGGACGGCGATGTCTTTTGTGCAGCCGACATGCGCGGGCTCTGCGCCATCGTGCTTCTCGGCATATTCGGTGACAGCCGCGTCGCGCTCTTCGGCGGTGATCTCGTGATCCCACTTATTGTAGCGGGGGATCAGCGGCACCTTGCCATCCGATACGAAGACGCCCAGGCCGAGCGTTGCGAACTGGAAGGCGTTTTTCTTGTTGGTTAAACGCCGGGCGCTCGTGTTGTCTGCCATTGCCTACTCTATCGCCCTTTGGTATGCGGAGGGACTAACGTCGATTGGCGTTGGCGTTAGTCCTTTCGGTCGAACGGCCGTATCCTGGGAAACCAAGGTACGGCCGTTTGCATTTGCGGAGACTGTAAGGCGGTGTTGTGTCACACACCTTACAAGGTCGTCAATTAAACAACCTGGGGCGCGCGACGCTTATTGATCGCGACCATGACCGACGACTTCACCCAAACCGGCTTCGGACGACCGCGATTGCTCCGGTCGAACGCGTCGTGCGGAGGCAGGACGGTCTTCTCGACTAAGCGTGCGACCTGGACCTTCGTCACGCGAAGCTGCTCCGCAATCCACGCAGCGTCGACATACTCGACATCGTCGACCGGATCAGCGGTCGAGTCGTCGCGGATGAAGCGGTCGTTGAGGACCCTGCTCGCCTGATCGCAAATCGACTGCACGGTCTGAGCCCGCTTGTCGACAGCCTGCTTGGCCTCATCGACCTGAACGAGCTGGCTGTTCAAGGTGTCGTTGAGGATGGTCTGCGCCACATGCAGCTCCGCATCGGACTTGCGGCGCGCGTCGGTGTTGCCGACGAAGAGCGCTTCCATCTCGCCGAGAGCGAGCAAGGTGTTCGCCAGGTTACGGCGCATTCCTGCCGCAACGCCGATGATCTGCTCGATTTGCTTCTCGATGAGCTGAGAGTTGTCGCGCATGGTAGCGAAGAGACGACGGGATTTAAGGTCCGCGTTGTAGTGCTCGGAGGTGGTGATGCTGTTCACGGTGATAGCCCTCAGTTGGCGCGCGCGGGGCGGGTGAAGTCGCGAAGCAGCGGGTGCGGCACCGGATCGGGCTTGTACCGTACGTTCGTAGCGAGAGCGTCGGCGAAGTGGATGATGGCTTCGTTGCAGAGCACGGTCGCTTCCGACGCGGTCAAATTCATGGCCGACGTCATCTTCGACAGGGATAAGCCGATCATGCGTGCGGCGATATTGAACGCGGTGCCCGGCTCGCTGCCGGTCTTGGCAGAGACGAGCGCGAACGACTTAATGTGGCGAAGCAGGCGGTAGTACAGTTCGAGACCGTTCAGATACTCCGCGACGTTGCCGTAAGCGAGAGCGCACTGAAGGATCGTGCGAAAGTCTTCCGTTGCTTCCGGCATTGAGGCGATGCCGTGGATGCGGTTGGCGGTGTGCTGCGAGATCACGATGACGCGGCCGATGTTGTGGTGACGTGACATGGTATCAATCTTCCTGTTGTTCGGAGTTGGTGACGAGGTTGTAAGCGGCGAAGCGCGCCGCCTGAGACAGTGCCTGCCCGAGCTGACCAGCAGCTTTGGCATCGAGCGTGAGGGCGTGGCCTGCCGAGGGATCGGAGAACACGACCTTGGTGTTGTCGTCGGGGTTGATCCGTACAGCGACCTTGTCGTCGCTGCCCGGTACGGCGATCTCGCGTGTGAAGCGGGGCTTGTGCTGTCCCATCAGATGACGCCGTCGTGCTTCACGAATTCGCGGAGACGATTAGCGTGGAAAGCTGCGCCTTCTTCACCCTCCTGCGGGCCGAGCGATGTCAGGAACAAGCTTATGGCCTGCCCACCCGTTAGACCGAACAACTCTCGGGCCGCGCCAATGGGGTCCAAAGGGACGCCCCCAAGGCGAAACTCGAATCCACCACGCTGCTGGGCAGGCTTTTCGACGTAACAAGTCGCAGTGAACCCCTCAAACTGACCGGACAGAGCGGCGACGCCGATCATGCACGCGTTAGTCCCGCAAGTGATTTCCGCCTTCGCGCCGTCCCCCCAGGTGTTCATATCGAAACCAAAGCCATCGACTTTGACGGATTGCTCGACCAAATCTGCGAGCTTTAGCAAACGCTCCTTGTGCATCTCACGGCCTCCGCATGTTCTTGTAGACGGTGACCTCGTAGGGCGTGCCATCGGGGAGCTTGCGCGTCTCCTTGGCAGCCTCGGCATCGTAGTTGTGGGGCACGTCGTCACGAGCGCGGGCCATCGTGGCGATGCCGTTGCCGATGTGCGTCATTGCACGGTTAAAGACGAAGGGATCGCTGCGATCAGCAAGGGCGTAGCGCTGCGCGCCCTGAACTAAGCGACGATCTTGGCGCGGCTTTTTCTGAGAAGTAGTCGGAACCATTGTTGGCGTCCTGTGTTGTGAGGTGACAGACATTACAGAGCGGGCGCAAGGGTGACGTTGGCGGTGTCACCCGTGCGTAGTTAGCGAGAGATCAGAAAGGGCATTGCAACGTCGGAATGAACCAGATGCAGTTGCCCCCGACGCCGGACTTGTAAAGGACAAGGTCGACGTTCACCGTGGTCTCGGCGGCGTGAAGGAAGACGGCGGGCATCAGGTGGTGGCCTTCAGCATCCGCGTCGTCACGGACTCTGCCTTCGCGATGATCTGCGCGACGTAGAGTTCTTTGCGATTGTCGATCAACTCGGCCGCGTGAGACATCGCAGCTTGCTTCGTGGTGAAGATGCTGACGAGGTACTCTTCGAACGTACTGCGCCGGGACACCACGATGCACTCGGACGACGGAGGGGAGATGCCGAGGGCGCTACGGATCGCATCGACGGCGTCTTTGGCGTCCTTGAGCCCGCTGCCATATCGCGAGCGAAATTCTTTGATCGCGTCGATGGTGCGGCCGTCACGGATAGCCTTCAAGATGATGTCCATTAGACCTGGACCTCACCGCGATGATGACCGGCACCGGCCGCGTCACCCTCGATCTTCAGCGTCTCGATGATGCTGGCCGCGAAGGACGCACGGGTCTGTGCGGCGGCCTGGGTGATGTCACCGGCTCGATGATCGAGATAGTCTTCGAGCATGGTGTTGCGCAGATGCGCGAGCGTGAACGGGGGCGGTGCCACGGCTTCCGCGACCGCAGTGGTCGCCTTACCGCGTAACTTCTTCTTGGCCATTGTAGTCCTCTCATTTACGGGCGGGGGTGGAACGCATCGCCTGCCCGGTTACGATGCGCTGTAATGTTACACGCGTTACACTGAAGACGCGCGCCAAGGAGTGCGGGTCGCGTACAGCCCCACCCCTCCGTTGCGTTCGAGTGCCTCCGCAAAGGAGACCATCATCGAAGCGTAGCCTCGCGGTGTATCGGCGGATACGGTGTTGCCGTCAGCATCGGTGCCGACGATCAGACCCTTACCGGCAAGCGGCTGCGGATTTCCGCTAAATTTGAAGAAGCGCTCGGGGCTCTTCATGAGCCCTTCGTCGTCGACGTAGATCACA